ATCGCTACTCTGGTGAAACTGGTCCTGCCTGTTGGCTACGGTACGACAAGTTCACTGGACGCATCCACGAGTGCGCTAACCCTAACCCACCGGAGACTGAGTTTTGAGTTTAGTCTTTTGTGACATAGAAACTGACGGGCTAAACCCCAGTGTCATCTGGTGTGCAGTCTGCCGACACAACGGAGAAAGTGAGGTAATATGTAATGAAAAAGATTTCAAGGATTACGTACAACGTAAAGCGGAAGTTACGTGGGTATTCCATAACGGAATCGGCTTTGATGTTCCTGTCTTGGAGCGTCTTTGGAACTTTAGTTTTAGCAGGGGCACTGTCGTTGACACTCTAGTGATGTCTAGACTGGCTGACCCTAGCCGATCTGGTGGACACTCTCTACGTAACTGGGGAAACATCTTAGGTTTCCCTAAGGGAGACCACGAGGACTGGACAAGGTTATCGCCTGAGATGATCGACTACTGCATCAGGGACACAGAGGTCACTGAGGCTGTGTACAAGCGTCTACAGGCGGAACTCCAAGGGTTTTCTCAGAACTGTATTGATCTGGAACACGATGTTCAGTGGGCCATTCAGGAGCAGGAGCGTAACGGGTGGCTACTGGACCAACGCTTGTGTCACATTCTGTGCGCTAAGTTTAAGGAGCAGATGAATGATATTGAGACAACACTACAGGAAGTGTTCCCGCCTATTGTTGAGGAAAGGTGGTCTGAGAAGACAGGCAAGCGCCTTAAGGATAAGGTTACGGTATTCAATCCCGGTAGTAGACAACAGGTGGCAGAAAGACTTGAGGCTAAAGGTGCGGTATGGTCGGAACTCACGCCTTCCGGTAGGCCGCAGGTGGACGAGAGGACACTTGAGGAGAACAAACATATACCGGAAGCACTTCTCGTTCTTGAGTACTTACTCTTGCAAAAGCGATACGCACAAGTCTCCTCTTGGCTAGAGCACGTACAAGAAGACGGTAGAGTACACGGCAGGGTAACAACTAACGGTGCTATCACAGGACGTATGACGCACCAGAACCCTAATATGGCTCAGGTACCATCAGTTAATTCTCAGTACGGCAAAGAGTGTAGAGATTGCTGGATTGTACCAGAGGGACGCAAGCTGGTGGGTGTTGACGCTAGTGGACTAGAGCTACGTATGTTAGCTCACTACATGGGAGATGAGGAGTTTACTAATGTCCTACTTAGAGAAGACATTCACACAAGAAACCAAATGGCTGCAGGACTGGAAACAAGACCTCAGGCTAAAACTTTCATCTATGCTTTTCTCTACGGAGCGGGAGACGCCAAGATCGGAAGTATCATCGGAGGAACTTCAAAAGATGGCTACAACCTTAAGCGGCGTTTTTTACGAAACACACCTGCTCTTGAAGACTTACGAGAACGAGTTGGAAAAGCTGCTGGGAAAGGCTATCTTGTCGGACTCGACGGAAGGAAACTCTGGGTCAGGTCAGAGCATAGTGCACTAAACACGTTACTACAGGCGGCTGGTGCAATCGTGATGAAGAAGGCCTTAGTGCTTCTAGACGACTACGCCAGTCAACACAAGATCGACTACAAGTTCATAGGAAACATACACGATGAAATACAATCGGAAGTGGTTACAGAGCAAGCAGAGAAGTACGGCTGGCTTGCAGTCGAGTGCCTCAAGGCGTCTGGTATATCATTCGACCTCAAGTGTCCCCTCGACGGAGAGTACAAAGTTGGATCAACGTGGGCAGAGACACACTAAGGAGGCAGTAATGGAACAAACACCCGAAAACCCAATGGCTAAATACGCAAAAAACTTAGATAGATATAAGTTTATTGATGGAGAGTGGTGGTACTATTATCCAGAGACAGGAACTAGCGTTTCCAGCGGGAATCATACTAGAGAAAGAGCGTCCACGTTAAGAAAAAGATTTGACGAAGTTATGTACGTCAACGGGAAATACGTTTCAAAGTCTCACCCACTTCACAAACCCGGACGCTACAAGACCTTTGAAGATGCAGCGTTTAGTAGTCTAGCGAAGTACGAGTTAAGCAAAGAAGGACAGGTGTACATCATCACTAACCCTAACTTCCCTGAGTGGGTCAAGGTAGGCATGGCTGTAGACTCAGAGGACAGACTCAATGGCTATCAAACGTCTTCACCCTTCAGAGACTACGCGCTGTACAAGAGTTGGCCTGTGTCTGACCGTAGGTCTGCTGAATCAGAGGCACATACGTACCTAGAGAAAACCTTTGACCGTAGAGGTGAATGGTTTAAATGCACACCAGAGGAGGCAGAAGCTGCCATTGCTGGTCTAATGGAGTCTCATAAATGAGCATACACACACTAATAGACGACATATACAAGGTAGTCGCATCTAAAGACGTACCCGAAGGTGTTGATCTAGAAGCTGAGGTAGAACGCTTTGGTGAAAACTGCAAGCGTCTTATGACTAACCTGTTCACAGAGGAGCGTGACGGACGTAAGTTGCGTATGTCCAACATAGGTAGAGACGACAGGTACCTCTGGAACGCAGTGAACAACCCTGACGTACAAGAAGAGATGACACCTAACACGTACGTCAAGTTTATGTACGGGCATCTGATTGAGGAGATGCTGTTGTTTCTCACTAGGCTATCTGGACACGAGGTTACCGATGAACAAAAGCAATGTGAAGTCGCAGGCATCAAAGGTTCTATGGACTGCAAAATTGACGGGATTGTCACTGACGTTAAATCTGTTTCGTCTTATGGGTTTAGGAAATTCAAGGATGGCAGCCTCGCTTTGGATGATCCGTTTGGATATGTGGCTCAAATTAAAGGCTATGCACACTCCGAAGGAGAAACAAAGTTTGGATGGCTAGCAATGGACAAACAGAACGGACACCTGACGTACCTCATGTACGACTCAGAGGACACTCAGGCTCCCATCTACGACAAGATTTCTTACGACATAGAGGAGCACATTGAAAGAGTAAAAAAGCTCGTAGAGCAACCGGAAGCACCAGAGCACTGCCACAAGACCGTACCAGATGGCAAAAGTGGAAATCAAAAGCTCGCAGTCGGTTGTTCATATTGTCCTTACAAGCATACTTGCTGGCCCAACGTAAGAACATTCCTGTACTCAAGTGGGCCAAGATACTTAACAGAGGTGGTCAATGAACCGAAGGTCACGGAAATCCAAGCTAGGTAGCTTTAGATCGGAGTTTGAAAAAGATGTCGCAACGCAGTTACAACCATTTGGCTTTAGCTACGAGCCGTTCCAAGTGCCTTACGAGATACCACGTAAGTACACCCCAGACTTCGTGTACGAAGACAACAGAGGACGGGGTTACCTCATTGAGTGTAAAGGATACTTTAGAGCAGGAGATACGCAAAAGTATAAAGCGGTCTCTAAGTCACTACCGTGGACGCAAGAACTCATATTTGTGTTAATGAAGCCTAACCAAAAAGTGAGTAAAAGTACCAAACTTACTATGGCTGAATGGTGTGACAAACACGACATCTTATGGTATACTATAGACACACTAAAGGAGTTGGTTGATTATGTCTCTGACACTAGAAGAAATTAAGGAGCGTCTGTTGCGTTTTTACGATCCTGACGATCTTCTTGAATCTCTTCAGATTACTTCAGAAGAAATACTGGACAGGTTTGAAGACAAGCTAATCAACAGACTAGAAAAGTTTGAAGACGATCTAGAGGAGGAAGAACATGAGTATTGATGATGCAACACCGGCTGAGTGGGACAAGAACGCCAAAGGGTACCACAAGCCTGTCGTTGGTAGATTGTTTCATCCCAGCGATAAGGCTATATCAAGCGACCCTGTTGTTAAACCAGATCACTACAATAACGGTGGCATAGAAGCCATTGATTACATCAGGCAGCAACTAGGATCTGGATTTGCTGACTACTGTTCTGGCAACGTACATAAGTACCTACACAGGTACAAGTACAAAAATGGGGTAGAGGACTTACGCAAGGCAAGAGTGTACCTAAACTGGTTAATAGAGGCGGTGGTCAATGAAGGTAGTAGAGGGTAATTTCGGGAAAGGTAAAGAGGAACAGGACATACTGACGTCTGAGTTTTTATCCCTCTTCGCAGTCAAAGCGATGCAACAGGAGGAAGAAGGTAGAGACGTAAGGTGTGCAGTAATCATGTACCAAGACAAAGAGGTGTTTGAGGTTGCGTCTAACCAGCAGTACCCAGAAGGCGTACATATGTTACTACAGATGGCAGCACAAGCAATACTTAACGAAACTTTAGGAGTAACAGAATAGATGGACGCGTACCAACAATACATACACAAGTCACGTTACGCTAGGTATTTGCCTGAAGAGCAGCGGCGTGAGACTTGGGAAGAAACAGTAGCAAGATACGTCAATTACTTTGCAAATAAGTTTGACATCGAAGAGTCTTATGATGAAATACTTACAGCCATTGACAACCTAGAC